CAGTGCAGCTCCGGCGATTAGCATTACCAGTCCTAGAGCCTTAACAAGATACGGTCCAAGTCCTTCAAGATCTTTTAAAAGTCCAGCTATTTTCCACGCCAGTAATGCAATTCCTATAGCAATTACTAACGGTTTTATAAGTTCCAATAATTTCTTTGCTTTCTCCAGCATTTCCACCATTTTGGGATCAACTTTGGCTTCTTCGAAAGCATCCTTGCCAGTCAGTTCTCCACCACCTGCAGTGACTCCACCCTGATCGTTCAGCACATTCAGTTCATCAAATGCTGCAAGTGCCTTCTTTGCAGACTTGCTGGCAGTATCCAATGACTTTGCATAATCTATGGTCTGTTTTCTCGCACGAGTGTAAGTGCTTTTCCCCTGCAGGATTGCCATAAATTGAGCCACGGCATCTGCCGCCTTGATCAACCAATTAATAAGCTTTACCAGATACGGGATAGCCATATTGACAATGGGCTCGAACGCTGCTGCCAGGCTGTTTTTAAACTGTGCGCAGCTGCTCTTCAGGGCTGACATCTGTGCATTGTAGTCCTTGGAATATTGGGCGAGATTCTGGAAGCCCTCTTTCATAGCGGAGATCATTGCGCTGAATCCCTTGGATATCCAATTAAAAACAAACAGGCTTAATAAAATGCCCTTCAGTCTGCTGGTAAGCGTGGATAAAATAGTTCCTGATTTTTTTGCACTCTTCCCTACTTCATAAAGTGCTTTCCTGCCACTCGTCTCCACATTTTCGAATCCACTGCGTATAGCATGTATCTCTTCATTTATTCCTGTCAGTCTGGATGCAAGCTCATCATATTCCTGGTATCCACCCGTCACCCCAGCCTTTTTCAGAAGCGCCATGCGCTCTGTAATCTGCTCCTGTTCTTGCAACAGTGCTACAAGGTTTTGGTCAGATATCACCGCATTGCGCTTGATATCTACAAGGCGCTGTTCGGCAGCCTCCTGCTCCCGGATTTTCGCTTCCAGTAATGCTTCCTTTTCGAGACGTTCCGTTTCCCTCTGCAAATTACGTTCGGCAGTCTCTTCCAGTCTCCGTTGCTGTTCCTCTTCCTTTTTTTTCGCTCTGGCGGCTCTCTCCGCATCCTTTGCTGCCTTTTCTGCAACTGCTACCTGTCCATTTTCTGTTTGCAAATTAAGCTGTCGGGTATACTCCCTTACAGCATCTGTGGCATTTTTCCATGCAATATATATCTGATCATAGTCCTCATCACCAAAGTATTTCCCCTGGTCCTGAAGTTCTTTTAAACTCTTAGCATATTCTTCTACATCTACACGCAACTGATTATAATGATCCGCGGCTTTTCTGGCTTCGTTGTCCATATTAGCCGCTTCCTGATCTATTGCTTTGGTGATTTTCCCTGCGTCAAATTGCTGATAAGAGTCGGGATCATGCGTAATTATCTTTTGACCCGCATCGGAAATGATCTTTGCCATTTCGTCCGCTGCCTCTTTCGCTCTTTTTTTACTTCGCTCCATGATACGGTCAAAGTTCTCATCAAATTTCTTTTGATCCTCTTCTGACCATTTGGGTGCAATGCTCGTCTCTTCTGCTTTTTTTCCTACTTCATCAATTTTTTCCTCAGCGTGATCCGCTGCCTTATCGAGCTGCGTGTTATCCATTTTTGTGATTATTCTGACTTCATGATCTGCCACAGTCTCACCTCCTAAAATAAGAAGAGCCAATTACACCCTAATGGTATAACTGGCTCATAGGCTCTACTTTTTCTTTTTATTTATATTTGCATATTTCATGAAATCGTTAATTCTTGCCTGCTCCTCAGGAGTAATACTTTCATCCTTGGGTGGCTTGATTTCATATATTTTCTTGGCATTTCTATAAACCTTTTTCTCTTCCGGTGACATTTTGCTGGTGATCTCTTTCTGCCGGATGTCAATAACACGGGTAAATGCACATTCTTCCAAATTGGTCAGCAGACCCATAAACTGAAACCAGTGCATTCTGGTTCTGTTGAGATCAATATGATATTGCGCCCAAAAAGCCGCATAGATTCTCCACTGATCAATATCCCAATCCATGACAACGTCATTCCTCTTCTTTTCGGGATAATTGTCGTGAAGAAAATCTGTCATATACCAGTTTATGGCTTTTCCAATGCCCGCATTATCCGGTCGGGAATCTGTTGGGAAGAGCAGCCATGCCGCTACGTAAAACTTTTCCAAGTCAGATAAAGAATCATCCGTAAGGCACTGGGATATCATAATACCGGTTTGAAAATCCGTATCTATCGGATATCCATTCCAGTCTTTCGGTAATGGGTCAAGCAGTATATTATACATACACTCACCTCATCGTCTGTATCCCTTTCCACCATGCCTTTTTCCATTGTACGGGATCTGAGAATTGTTTCCCTTCCTGCTGCGATTGTATTTTTCATACAATTCCTTGGTTCGTCCGTTTGCATATTTCTCAGCAATGGGACCGATCTGGTCGAAGAAATCGGCAATCATAAAAGGATTAGGCGTAATGTCTCCAAATACCTTCTTACAGGTTTCAGCACCGAACACTTCATCAATGTCATGCATAATGCCGTGTGTCTTGTCGATCATGATCTGCAACTGTTCTCTTTCGGTTTTTTCCTTAAACTCACCACCGGATACATAGTGCTGGATCTTTTCCAGATGCTCTACAAGATCCGTAAATCCTGCATAGAACTCCTGGCTGCCAAAATTACAGATAATGGTATCTCCTTGATCGTTTACCTGCACTTCTGTTCCTGCTGCAATATTTTTCAGTTTCTCCATGTGCTTCCTCCTATTTATTCGCCGACCGTGAAGGTCTTGGTTGCCACTGCAAAGGTACCGTGAATGTCATCCCCGCACTGCTTGACGTTGATCACATTATGTACATAATCGCCACCGTCTCCACCACTGGATGTTACAGATACGGTACAGGGTACCTTGATTGCCTTATAGGTACCGGGTGTTTTCTCCACCTCATCCTTCAGCCGAAACCGCACGAAAGAGGTCTTGGCCTTGGCTCCCACGGGCAAGGTATCCACCAGACGATCGATAAATACCTGTACCTCATCCTCCACACAGTCCTCCTTGTCCACGTCAAAGGATCTCTGATAGGATTTCACCTTATTGGATGCACTCGCCTGATGAATGTAGTGCTTGGTCTCCTCTTCAGGATTCATCTCCTCGGTCAGAGACTCCACACCATCTCCAAGCAGTTCATACTTAGCAGGTTCCACATCCATACTTGTGTCAATGTAATGTCTTAAATCTTCTCTCACGATTATTCTCCCTTCTTAAAATACTCAATGAAAATTGTCATCTGATACAAAGCTTTGTCCTGTTCATTCTTACCCATGTAAAACGGACTGGAAACTCCAATCTTCTGAACGGTCACGCCATCCAGCGCAGGGAAAACCTTCTCCCGGTTCTTCCTGTCGATCCAGTCTGTCAGCGCTTCCAGCCATACTCCATTTTCCACACAATCAGTATTGGTCTGCGTATCCATCCTTGCCCGAATCTGATAATATTCCTTATGGATTTCCGCACCGCTGATGAATCGCTTCACATTGACCGTAGGCTCCTTGACCAGCACATAATCCACCGTGCCACGCATCAGATCAGTATCAATATGCTTCATTTCCTTCGGGTCAAACTTTTTTAACCACTCAATAATTCTTCCACTTACAGTCACTTCATAGCCTCCTTGGCTGCCTTAATCATGTTTTCTGCACCGCCTGCCTGCTCATATCGTTCCGCCCATTGATGCCCTCGGAGACCACCTGCTTGTTCTCCACCGTTTGACCAATTCCAGTCTTTCTCTCCGTAGTAAAGCCGTCTCGCTTTATCATCGCAGTCATAAACTATTTCACCAGATCCAACAACGGTATGAGTAAGCCCGCTGTCAATCAATGCTCCCGTGTCCATCGGGACATAAGGCTGCACACCACGTAAAAATTCCTCATCCACGGCTTTCTGCACCCTGCCTCCCGGCTCCAGTCCCAGTTCCTTGATAAGGCTCGCTGCACTAAAGTTACATACATAATCCATTCTTCCTTTACTCATTGCCTACCACCTTAATTGTCTTAAGCCGAGGGCGGTTACGATTATCCGATACCGCTGTGACAGTAACTACATACTGGTTATCCTCCGCCAGATCTGACAGACTATAGCCATCCGCAATCTCCC